CAGGAAAAGTTGCAAAACCATTACTAGCGACACCATAACTTGCTATTCCATTAGCTCTCCATATTTCACCACTCTCTTGGCGATAAATCATGTGAAATTGGTGTGTGCTCAAATCCTCAGTCGGTAAATACGGTAACAAATTAGTCATCGAACCTCCTGCAGCAACATAACAAATAGCCATGTCAGAATTACCAATGCGGACACTGGCGTCTTGAGAAATTTTGTAACTATGCCTACCTCCACATTTTTGCGCTTTATCCTTATAAAATTCTACTTCAAGATGGTCATCAATGAAGTAGTGAACAGGAAGCATTAGCACGTTGGTTGTAAGATATGTGGTATTTGCTACAAGTGTTTTCCCTTTTGCCTTGATTTCAGCATAAAATAAGTTCTTAACTACATTCCCTTCAGTTTCACTTGGAGTGGAACTCTTGGCAACACTAGACATTGGCAATTTACGAATGGTTTGTTGTGCCCAACAATTTTCCTCCTTATCTCGAGCCTTAATATCTTCTTGAGTCTGGGGATCGAGATTGCCTTGGGGTTTATAATAATTTCTGGACATTTTGGCTAGAAATCTAGAAGCTGCCCATATAATTCCCAATGCGAGAACGCCCTTGGCTGCATATTTACTAATCTCATCTCGATAAGTTTTGACACTAGAATGAATGCAATCATTTCTAGCACAAATTTCTTCTCGATACTTATCCTTGACAATGACACCCATGCCAAGCTGCCTAAAGAATGCATAAAATGCGTAAACACAAGCAAAGGCATACATGATTGGATGCAATTTACCTGTCAAAATAAGACATAATACTGGAAACCAATTAAATAATGACTGTTTAATATAATTCCTAGCTATTTGCTCTTTGTTAAATAACATTGCAAATGATAAGAATACAGGGGATCTAACCCAATCTTCTGGTAACAGCATCATCCAATCAAAATATTGTGCGAATAATCTGCTCGACGCAATCAAAGCAACTGTCGTGACGCTTTCGGCATTAAAAGCTAACCACGTAAATTGCTTCGTAACTGCTGATGCAGCTCCTTCTGCAATATTATCAATTGTGTTGCTAAGTCGCTCACCAAGCTCTCCAGATTGTGGATGCATGCCCTTGTGCACGTCACAAAGTAACTTGGGACACTGGCATCCATTAATACCGCACAAGGTGTAGTCCACTTCCTTCAATTCTTTTGATTTTTGGAGAATCTTTTTCTGATCTTCTCG